AAGGATCAATAATGCCAGATCCCAATGCTCTCTATGATGACATGGAGAAACTGAATGCCCTATACGAAGAACTCTGCTGGGCACATGACGATGAATTAGTATTCACTCATGAAAATGGTAGAGTCATCATTTACAACAAAACTCAGGAGCAAAAACAATGAACGAAAACGCAGAACGCATTAATGGTTGGGCAGCAATGATTGGAGTCATTGCCGCAATGGGTGCTTATGCATCTACAGGACAGATCATCCCAGGTATTTGGTGATATAAATATAGATATGTTTAGAACTGTGCTTTAGAAATCATGCCAACTTGGAGACAGAAAAAAACAGACTTAGAAAATCATGCCATTGTAGACACTGGACTTGCTCTTCCTTTGGCACGGTTTATATTTCATGAAGATGGAGAATATGTAGAGAGAACTACGAGAGATCTCTTCAGGGATAAAAGGGTTGTTCTGTTTGCCCTTCCAGGTGCTTTTACACCTACCTGTAGTAATAATCAAGTTCCCGACTACGAAGCAGCATATGATGATCTCATTGCTGCTGGTGTAGACGAAGTATATTGTCTTAGTATGAATGATCCATTTGTTATGAATGCATGGAGAGAAAGTCTCGGTGTTCAAAAGGTTAAGTTCCTACCTGATGGTAATGGGTTCTTCAGCAGACAAATTGGTAAGAATGTCTTTAAGTCAAATGTCGGTCTAGGTGTTAGATCATGGAGATATTCTTCAATTATCGATTCTGATCAGTTTGAAGTTATCTTTAGTGAAGATGGTCAATCTGATAACTGCACATCAGATCCGTATGAAATTACAAAACCATCAAGGATCCTTGATTACTTGAAGGAAGTTCCTAGAAGTGTTCATCCAGAAGATGAAGGTTCTCAGGACGAACTTAATGAATTGGAAGCAATTGAAAGAGATTTGTTCCTAACCTAACTCACTGTTGACGAAAACTGAATACTGTGCTATTCTTAGGGACCACCGTCAAAAGTGGTCCCTTTTGCTGTGTGAGGTCTAAACCTTCTGTGACGGATGTTGTTTTCAATGAATCTAATGTTTAACAAAGTATTACCAATTGCTTTAGCAACTATTATTCCATCTACGGGTTGTGCATATCCTTCTATTAATCAGATTGATGCTCCACCACCAGTAGAGAATGCTACAATAGAGTATGATCTCACCTGGAAGTGTGATGACTGTACTGTAGAGGAGCAGTATGTTTTAGAAGAACTACAAAAGCATACTAAAATTACTGATCGCAATGCTCTTGCTACGATCATGGGTAATATCAAACAGGAGAGTAAGTTTATTCCCAACATCTGTGAGGGTGGTTCTCGCATCTCTTACACTGAATGTAAGGTTGGTGGGTATGGTTTGATCCAATGGACTTCTATCGGTCGTTACAAAGGTCTTGGAAACTTCTGTGCCAAGTATATCTGTGATCCTAGTAGTCTAGAAGGTCAGACTCGATGGATGATTAACGAACCTATCTTCCAACGTGTTCTTCCTGTATTTGAAGGGCATGATCAAACCATTTCTTATTATATGCGACCTGCATATACGTGGTTGGGATGGGGCATCAAAGGCAACAGGGAATTGTATGCATATGACTATACTAAGAAACTTATCCTTGCTTGACAAGATCAAAAGAATCTGATAGTATAAATAAACATTCGTGAGGCACGTGCTTTACGAACTGTAACAAACGCAGACACGTCGAGTCTGCTATCATCTGTGGGTAAATTCCACAAGTAAAAAAGGTATTAAACAAAATGATCATCAAATCTGTATTCGCAGCAACTGCTGCTCTCTCTGTCTCTGCAGGTGCTGCCCTTGCAGGTCCCTACGTCAACGTGGAAGCAAATGCTGGTTGGACGGGATCGGACTACTCTGGAACCGCAACTGACCTTCACGTTGGTTATGAAGGCGCACTAGGTGAGTCTGCATCATACTACGTTCAAGGTGGTGCTACCTTGGTTTCTCCTGATGGTGCTGAGAGTGACACTGTTCCTTCTGGTAAGGCAGGTCTTGGTGTTGCTGTATCTGATGCACTTGGTGCATATGGTGAAGTCTCATTCGTCGGATCTGGCGATGCTGACATTGACCGTGGATATGGTGCTAAAGTGGGTCTTAAGTACTCCTTCTGATAAACACATAAACATCTAGATGTTATACTGGGGATGCCATGGCACTCCCCTTTTTTTATGAAAGATTATTTTATAAAGATGATCACTCATCCAGCAGTTCATTACAATCTGATCACTATCGGTGTGCTCATCACAATAGGGATGCTCCATAATCATGCACACTTCTCAATGACCAAAGATGCAGATGCATATGTGAGGCAGTGGTGTAGATCATCAGCAGAAAACAAAAAGACTTGCATCAGTTATGGTGGGAACATGGATTACTAATGAAAAAGAAAGAAATTTTGGATCAAGTCGAATTGCTTAAACACCGAATTGCTAATCTGGAATCAGAGCATTTTAAAATCTTGGTAAAGTATGCTAAATTAGAATCTGAAATTGAAATCTTAAAACAAGAAAAAGAATACTTGATTACTAAGGACGGCGATATATACTAATCAAAGATAACTCTTTACTATGTCTGAGTTCCCAAAAGACTGGAGATATGCTGATGACCGTATGCAATTACGTGCTGCAGTATTTCGTGCTCTAAGTCACCATTTAGAAGACCACTGCCGTGCAGTGTATGAATTTTGTCATGACTGGGTAAGTCAAGGTAATACAAACACAAACAATATCGAAGAAAAATTCCAAACTTATTTGAAGGAGACACATGATGAAAAAGTTTACAAACTTGAAAAGTGCCTTGAGCTCAATCCTAATTGGTACTTGCCTATTAGGGACGACTCCAGTTCGGGCTGAAGAAAACCTGACACAAGGTTATTACAGTATGGATGCGATGGGTTGTATGCTACTGGGGGAGTGTACTGATGGAGTCAAAGAAATCAATAACCTCCTTGATGTTTCTAGTCAGTATCCTAATACTGAGTCTTTTACTCCTGTTGCTCTTGAGTTCAACTCAATGCTCGTTTCCCTTAACACAATCGGAGTTAAAGTGTTTCTAGCACCAGAGAAGTATTTTCCAGTAGGACACCGAGGAGTGTATCACACTGTTTCTAATAACTTCTTTTTGAACAAAAGATTTATGGGTCGTCCTGGAGTATTGATGAGTGTAATGCGTCATGAAGGATGGCACGCTGCACAAGACTGCATGGCAGGCACGATTGATAATAGTATGATTGCTATCATCAAACCTGCAGAGGAAGTACCAGCATTGTGGCAAGAGATTGTAGAACGTACATATCCACCTTCAGCACAACCTTGGGAGAAGGAAGCAACCTGGGCAGGTAAAACTGCAGGTATGACTCAGGATGCACTTGAGTCCTGTGCTCGTGGCACAATGTGGACGGACTATGATCCTACCCCAATGACTCGTGAATGGTTGGAAGAGAACGGTTTTATTAAATAAATAAAAGTGCCTTGCTCTTTAATCCATGGAGTCAAATCCTAAGAAGAAAGAGGAAACCAAAAAGGAAAATAAATTTGAGTGGGCGGATGAGGGTGTATCAACTCTCGTCCGAGTTATTATTCTTGGTTGGTCAGCATCAATTCTGACTCTTAATTATGTAACTGTTCCAGGCGTTCCTCAAAAAAACATTGATCCAACTTTTATCGCTAGTGTCTTTACTGGGACGTTAGCTACATTTGGTGTCATGCCTTCTAAGAAAAAGAAGGAAGATGATGAACCAAAACAAGCACCTACAGTGGAGAAGAAAGATAAACAAATTGGTTGACCTCCTAAGTTAGGAAGTTCAAACAAATGGTTGATTTATAAGACATAATCTCCTATAGATAGTGTAGTCGCAAGAGAAATATGAAATTCTTTTTTGCAGTTTTGGCTACACTATTTTTTGCGCTTCCTGTCTGGGCAGTAGATGTTAAAATGGGTGCCAATGGCAACCTAGCATTTGAACCTAACGAGATTACAATCTCAGCAGGTGACACGATTCACTTTATCAATGAATCACTACCTCCACATAATATTATTGTAGAGGCACGTCCAGATCTTTCCAGAGAATCACTATTGTTTGCTCCTGGAGAATCACAAGACGTTGTATTTGCTGATGCAGGAGACTATAACTTCTTCTGTGGTCCTCA